GTTGAACCGCTTCGGGTTGCGATGGTGCTCTTTGTACAACAGGTTCGTCCTCTTGTAAAGGGGCAGGCTTGTAATTTTTTACCTGCTCGAACCGGACTTTGGCCTCCATCAGTGCTTCTTGGGCGGCAACAATAGCGTCCGTGTCAAACGATTCCTGCGCATCTTTCAGCCCACGCCGTGCTGCAGCCAACTGTGCCTCGGCTTCCCGCATGGCTGTGGACGCATAAATCTCTTGTCCGTAGTTGACGGTCTGTTTGAGCTTCTTGTTCTCTTCAGACATGTACTCCAGCAGCCGCTCCATCTCTTGCCTTTCTCGCAAGAGTTCTTCTTTACGGCGGCGCTCATCGTGACGGGCATGGGTCAGCTCTTTAATCCGCGCCTGTACTTTGTCCGAGTAGGTCTCAATCTCGTCTTCTGTGGGATCGGCAACGTCCTTGTCTAAGGGCTTACGGCCTCTGTCCCGATCCGGGGTGTCGTCAACAATTTCAATTTCGACATCGTCATCTGCCCCAGCATTTGCTTTTTCAGCAACTTGGGCTTCTTGACTCGTATCCTGCTCATCGGGGAATTTAAATTCCTCGCCTCTGAACTCACTCATCGCCTTCTCCTGTTAAGCGCGGGCATAGCCACGCGGGTCTTCCACGGTTGCATCCACCTGATCGTCATTAATCATGCGGAACTCACGCCCGTGAATCGTGAATCGCGTACCCGAATACGTACGAACCAACACAAAGTCGCCCTCTTTACACCAAGGACCGGTAGGGAACTTATTAGTATCTTTGTAAGCATCGGGACCTACCGCGACAACGAAAAGCACCGTCGTTGTCTGTTCCTCGATACGCTGAGAAATGGATGCTTTAGCAATTACTGAGTCGTCAAACGTATCGTCCGATGGTGGTACAGCGCACAGGATTTTCCACCCCTGTGGCTTGGGTAGCTGCCGTGCTTTACTCTCGTCTGCCGGGGCATCAACAGATTCTTCGTGCAAGCCCTTTTCGTTTTCAATCAGGTCTTTCAGGTATTTCGGCAGGATTAACTCACTCATCGCCTTCTTCTCCTTTGCGGATAGCTTCAACAAGGTCAAGTAATAAACGCTCTGCAAGGGCCAGACCTTGAATCACCCCACAGAGTTTTTGATAAGCCGCAAAGTCCTGACACGCGCCTGTTGCCACGTCATCAGCGTAGTTGTTCATCTCATTGCGTATCTTCTCGCGCAGTACGCTTGCGAAATCACGATCCATTTATTCTCCTTTTGGTTTTCTATCTACCGGCTTGAATGCCGCCATGTGCTTGAGCGCGGCTTGTTTTCTTTGAATGTCTGCTTGCTCTTTGGCCTTGGCAGTCTCGATACCCAGACGTACGCCTTCTGCCGTTTGTTTGGCTTCCAACGACGCTTGCTGGTGTTTGATGTTCGCACCAACCTTCATGGCGTCTAACTGCTGACGGCCATCAATCTCTTGTTTGCGAAGATCAAGCTCTTCAGTTTTAGCGGCTGCTTCAATCTGCATCTGCTTCTCTTTAAGCTCCAGCTCTTTGGCACGAAGCTGTAGCTCCTGCATCTGCATCTGAACGACAGGGTCCTGCATCTGCTGTTGTGCTTGTTGTTGCGCTGCCATTGCTTGGTTCTGCTGCAACACCTGCTGCGCTGCTTGCACCATCATCTGAGACAACGCCAGCTCGTACTGCGGTGGCAGCTTCTCGTCTTCTGGCGGCAGGGTAATGCCCATCTGCTCTTCGATCTTCTGGCGATACAAGAACCCAACGTGTTCTGCAATGTGCGCCATCATGGCCGCTTGCATTTGTTGTGCTTGTGGGTTTTGTCCGATCAACTGCGCCATCATCGGGTCCTGCATGGAGGCCATGTGTACCTGAATGTGCGCCTGATGGTCTTGGTAGAAGAACGCTTTGACCGGCTCTAACTTCAGCACACACATGTTCTCCGACACAGGGTCGCGTGGCTTCTGATCGTCCGGCAGCGGCACCATTTTCTCTGCGTTCTTAATGCCTAACACCTCCAGCATCTGACGGTGCAAGAACGGCATGTCATAAATCTGCGGTGCGCCCTGCGCTAACTGCAAAACAGCTTGGTACTGAACAACGCGCTGAGACAGCGTGGCGGCGTTAGGATCGCTAACGGGGATTAAGTCTACGAGGTCGTAATCTTCGCGCTTGGCCTTCTTAGTGCCGTACTCCGGGGTATATTCGTAGTCAGGCTCGGTGTAGTCGCGGATTAAGTTCTTAAGTAGTTTGAACTCGCGCTTTAGTGTGTTGTGTACACGCGCTTGTACGGCTGTCATCACCTTAAGCTGGCGCTCTAGGATTGCAAGCGTCGAACCAACAGGGCTGTTGGCCGACATATCTGAGACCTGCAAGTCCGCCGTTGCCGCGAATCTACGGCCTTCATCGACGATGGTACCGAGCAGTTGCGCAAGTACTGCCGATGGTTCTTTATAGGGTAGGGGCAGTATGGAGTCACGGATGTTGCCTGATGCGACATCCACATCACGCCACTCACCGGGAGAGATCGGTGTATCGTCGCCCTTAATACGCAGCCCTCTGGATTTCAAACCACCGGGCAAGTTCGACAGTGTGCCTGCGTCCACCAACTGACGCATGATGGACGTTGCGTTCTTAGCGAAGCCGCCGATCAGATGGAACAGACCGAAGCCATACGCACCGAAGCCGGGGATGTACTGGT